TGGGCATTGCAAGGACGGTTTGAGAATGGACTTGTTACGTTAAACAAAGACGAATGGAACAGTGAGTTTCTAGACCAGCTGTTTCAATTTCCGAACCATTTAGTACATGATGATTTAATAGATTCCCTAGCCTACATCGACCAGTTGGCGAAAGTAGCTTATCATTCAGACTTAATTGATATGGATATGGACTTTGAGCCCCTTGACGCAATAGCAGGATATTAATATGAAAGTATGTAAACAATGTAAGAAAACAGTACCTCTTGATGCTTTTGCTAAATGCAAAAAAACAAAAGACGGTCACAGGGCTTCTTGTAAGGTGTGTATAAACGCTAAGTATTCTAAAGATTACTACAAAAATAATGACCTCCTACGTAAGTATGGCATTAGTCTTGATGAGTACAATACTATGCTCAAAGAGCAAAAACATAAATGCAAAATATGTGGAATACACGAAAAACATTGCAATAGAGGTTTATATGTAGACCACAGTCACGAAACAGGCTCTGTAAGAGCTTTATTGTGCCACCATTGCAATTCAGGATTAGGTTACTTTAGAGACCGTCAAGAGTTCTTGTTAAAGGCTGTTGATTACTTAGACGAATACGAGGGTATATAAAAATGACAGATTATGAAGATTTTAACATGGAACAAAGCCTAGAATCATGGGTGCTGGACAAGTGTGAAGAGTGGCGTGACCACTACGAATCAAACTACCAAGAGAAGCACGAAGAGTATTTCCGCCTATGGCGTGGTATATGGGATGGTTCAGACACATTACGTGAATCAGAACGTTCTAAACTAATTGCACCGGCTTTACAGCAAGCAGTCGAAAGCTCAGTAGCCGAAGTAGAAGAAGCAACGTTTGGACGTGGTAAGTGGTTTGATATTCGTGATGACATTGCAGACCAAAACCAAGTGGATATTCAACAGATTCGCAGCCAACTACAAGAAGACTTTACATTCACTAAAGCACGTAAAACAGTAGCAGAAGCTATTCTTAACGGTGCTATCTACGGTACAGGTATCGGTGAGATAGTGATTGAAGAAGTTAAAGAAATGAAACCTGCTACACAGCCTATTATGGAAGGTGCTATGCAGGCTGTAGGTGTTGAGATTACAGACCGTTTCGTTGTGAAGCTAAACCCTGTATTACCACAGAACTTCTTGATTGACCCTGTAGCTTCTACTGTAGAGGACGCTTTAGGCTGTGCAGTTGACCAGTTTGTCCCAACACACCAAGTTAGAATGTTACAAGAACAAGGTGTTTACAATGATGAAGATGTTGGTATTGCTAGTACAGACACAGACTTAGAACCAGACCGTGAACTATCACACTACCCTGAAGATAAAGTTAGACTAGTTAAGTATTATGGCTTAGTACCACGTGATTTGTTTAACAATGCAATAGCTGAAGAGGACGATGAAGAGGTTGTTTCTTTAAGCGACGAAGACGAAGATGAAAGCGAATACATTGAAGCAATTGTTATTTTAGCTAACGGTGTGCTTATGAAGGTTGAAGAAAACCCTTATATGATGCAAGACCGTCCTATCGTAGCATTCCCTTGGGATGTTGTCCCTAATCGCTTCTGGGGTCGGGGTGTTTGTGAGAAGGGTTATAACTCACAGAAAGCGCTAGATACAGAGCTACGTGCTCGTATTGATGCGTTAGCGTTAACCATCCATCCAATGATGGCTATTGATGCGTCACGTCTACCACGAGGTATGAAGCCAGAAGTACGTCCGGGTAAGATATTCCTGACTAACGGCAATCCGGCAGAAGTGTTACAACCATTTAACTTCGGTCAAGTAGGTCAAGTAACATTTGCACAAGCCGGTCAGCTAGAACAGATGGTACAGCAAGCAACAGGCGCTGTAGACTCCTCAGGCGTTGCAGGAGGCGTTAATGGCGAAGCTACTGCCGCAGGTATTAGTATGTCACTTGGAGCGATTATAAAGCGTCACAAGCGCACTCTGATTAACTTCCAAGAAATGTTCCTGATTCCGATGGTACAGAAGACAGCTTGGCGTTACATGCAGTATAACCCTGAGCTATATCCTGCACAGGACTTTAAATTCATTCCTACGTCAACCCTTGGTATGATGGCACGTGAGTATGAAGTTACACAGCTTGTTCAATTGTTACAGACAATGCCTGCTGATAGTCCAACGCATTCAATGCTGATTGAAAGTATTGTTGAGAACATGAACCTGTCTAATCGTGAAGAGATGATTAAACGTATTCGTGATAGTCAGCAACCTACACCTGAACAGCAGCAAATGCAGCAGCAACAGCAACAGATGGAACAGCAACAGATTCAATTGCAGATGGCTAAAGAGCAAGCTACAGCAGCAGCCCTTAATGCACAAGCAGCTGAAGCGAATGCTAGAGCGCAGAAGTATCAAGTTGAAGCAGGGTTGGAACAATACAACTCTGAGACGCAACGTATCAAAGCAGCATCGACTAATGTTAGAGAGGGTGATGCAGACGATAAAGAGTTTGAGAAGCGTATGCGACTAGCTGAACTGACGTTAAAGAAACAGCGTCAAGAGGCTGATATAGCCAGTAAAGCAGTGCCTAACACAGCTCCACCGCAAAGTCAAGAAATAATGTAAGAAAAAGCTTGACATTTGAATAAAAGTGTGTTATAATATATAGTATATACAATCATGCCTAGGAGGGTAACATGACAAAAGAAGAAGAATTATATTATAACAATTATTTTGACCTGTTTGGTACGGAGGGGTGGAAGCAAGTAGTAGAAGAACTACAAGCTAAAGCCTCTACTTACGATGTAGGTTATATAAAAGATGAGAAAGACCTTTACAAAGTACAAGGTGAACTTTCCATCATACGTTTGTTGTTAGGTTTGGAAGAGTTTATCAACCAAGGCTACAACAACACAAAAGAGTCTAATTAACCTTGTGGGCTAAAGGCTTAGACGTTTTAACTTTCCACAATACTATTAAAGTACGGAGAATACAATAATGGCAAATGAAAATAGTCGTCCAGAAGACTACAACGAAGAAACCTTTGAAACCTTTGATGAAGCTCCTGTAGAGGAACAACCGGAATCAAAAGGCTACGAAGACTATGCAGCACCTGAACAAGAACCAGAAGTCGAAGAGGACTTACCAGAGAAGTACAAAGGTAAGGATGTTAAAGACATTGTTGCTATGCACCAGAACGCTGAAAAGCTCTTAGGCAAGCAATCTTCTGAAGTAGGTGAGCTACGTAAAGTCGTTGATAACTTCATACAGACACAAACTATTGCACAACAACAAAAACAAGCCCCTGTACAGGCTGAAGATGACCTTGACGATTTAGACTTCTTTGAGAATCCAAAACAAGCTATCTCAAGAATGCTAGAGAACCATCCATCGGTACAACAAAGCAGACAAATGGCAAACCAACTAGCGCAGCAGAACACTGTTGCACAACTAAAGGCTAACCATCCAGATTTTACTAATATTGTATCTGATGCTAAGTTTATTGAATGGGTAGGTAAGTCAAAGGTTCGCTCTCAACTGCTACGTCAGGCTGATGCTTATGATTATGACAGCGCTGATGAGTTGTTTACATCTTGGAAAGAACGACAGGAGATGGTTAATTCCGCTGTTCAGACCGAGACAAACGCTCGCAGACAGTCTGTTAAATCAGGCTCAACAGGCAACACTAAAGGCTCTGGCGAACCAAGCAGAAAGAAAATCTACAGACGTGCAGACATTGTAGAACTAATGGCAAAAGACCCTGAACGTTATCAGAGTTTAGCTGCCGAGATTAGACAAGCCTATTCAGAAGGGCGAGTCAAATAACTTTTAATAATATCTAAGGAAACTTAAAATGGCTAATTTAACACCATCAACCAGTAACACAGTTACTAAAGCAAATGCAACTCACTTTATTCCGGAACTTTGGTTAAGCTAATCTAGCCAACAAATCTCTGAAAAACGTGAAGGGAAACTAACACGAAAGAACTTACATAGTCAATAACAATAGACGACTAGGAATACAATATGACAGAAACAGAAGTTAAATACTTAGCAGGTTTAATAGACGCTGATGGGAGTGTAGGTTTTGCTTACACATCTAACAAGGTCTATTTAGAAATTTCAATTACTGCGGCAGATTCTATAGACACTAAAGGTTTTGTTTATAATCTACCAGAAACAATAGGCTACGGTTCATCTTGCAAGAAGACAAGAAAAAACAATTGGTCTGCTGTGGCAGTATGGAAAGTAACTAAAAGAAGAGACCTTGAGATGCTTATCCCTCGGTTGGTTAAACATTTAGTTATTAAAGGCAGACACCTGCAACGTATGTATGATAAATGGCAAGAGTTTAGAAGCCGTCCTTTACAGGATATTGAAATAGAACAGTTAAAAGTATTTCAAAAGGCTTCCAGAGCGGATGCAGGGTCTGTAAAGGCTAAGAAGCATCCGACATGGGCTTGGGTAGCAGGCTATTTAGATGGGGATGGACACTACGCTTTTAAACAAAGCCCTAGTATGAAAAACCCACATTTATACATACAAGTAACTTCACATGAGAATGATATATGTGGATTACAACTTCTTGAGAAAGCTTTTGGTGGACATGTAAAAAGCAGAGGACGTACTTGTCCCCATATCTACGATTGGAAGCACTCATTAGGCAATAAGAATAAATCCTTTGCTTTAAAGTTTCTGAAGAAAATGGTTAACCATAGCAAGCTCAAACAACATAAAATAGAGCAGCTGTTAGCTTATCATAACGTATAAGGACTTGCACAGACTAAGTGAGATTTACCTCAAGGGGTAAGCTATAGTCGGAAGGTTTAATTACACCTCGCAGATGAAGTAATTGCAGCATATAAAAAATCTCTTGTCCTTGCTAACTTAGTGCAGAAAATGCCTATGAAGGGTAAGAAAGGGGATACGATGCACATCCCTAAACCTACTCGTGGTACGGCTAACGCTAAAACTGCTGCTGATACAGTAACAATTCAACAGAACGCAAATGACGAATTGATTATCACTATCGACAGTCACTTCGAGTATTCACGTCTTATTGAAGACATTACAGACGTACAAGCGTTCGATTCACTTCGTCGTTTCTACACAGAAGATGCAGGCTATGCACTCGGCTTAAAAGTCGACCAAGACTTGTTCGCACTAGGTAAGAAACTAGGTGACGGTGACGGTTCTTCTTGGGTTCACTCTGCTGCTTATCAGTTTAACGCTTCTACTGGTGCTGCTGAAGCATACGATGCAGATGGTACTGCTGATGTTGGTGCTTTCAACGATAATGGTTTCCGTGACCTTATCCAAGCACTTGATGACGAAAACGTCCCAATGGATAGCCGTTGTTTAATCATTCCACCTTCTGCTGTTAATGAGATTCGTGGTATTGACCGTTACAACTCAGCAGACTTTGTAGACGGACGTAGCGTATCTACTGGTAAGATTGGTACGTTGTATGGTATTGACGTTTACGTTTCTACTAACGCTCCTGTTATGGAAACTGGTGTTAAAGCCGGTCTGTTAATGCACAAAGATGCGTTCGTGTTATGCGAGCAAATGGCTGTACGTTCACAAACTCAGTATAAGCAAGAGTTCTTAGCAACCTTGTACACTGCTGATACGCTTTATGGCTTAGACGTTTATCGTCCAGAGTCAGGTTTAGTTATTGCTTTACCGGCTTAATAGCCTAGAGTTATTTTCATAGGGGTTCTAACGAGCCTCTATTATAAATAATTCTAAATACATATCCACAACAGGAAAAGTACATGTCAACGACAATACAAATCAAAAGAAGTTCCACAGCCTCAGCAGTTCCCTTAGCAGGTGATTTAGCTGTTGGAGAGTTAGCGGTCAACTTAGCAGACAAGCGTTTGTTTGCAAAACAAGCTGACGGTACAATCATTGAACTATCAACAAACCCTACAGACTTAGATGCAGCTACGCTCCGTATTGATGGAGTGGAAATTACTGCGTCTGCAACAGAGCTAAACAGCCTTGACGGCTTAACAGCTACTACAGCAGAACTAAACATCCTTGACGGTGTTACAGCAACAGCTACAGAGTTAAACAAGCTAGACGGCTTCACAGGCTCTACAGCAGAGTTAAACCTGTTAGATGGCGTAACTGCAACGACTTCTGAGTTAAACGTCTTAGACGGCATTACAGCGACAACTACAGAACTAAATTATACTGATGGCGTAACGTCTAGTATTCAAACACAGTTAAGCAACAAACAGCCATTAGACCCACAGCTTACGGACATTTCAATTTTAATTCCTACTGATGGGAGTTTTATTGTAGGTGATGGTACAAACTTTGTTACTGAGAGTGGTAATACAGCTATTGCTAGTTTAGGTGTTACAGCCACAGCCGCAGAACTAAACACTCTTGATGGTATCACAGCATCTACTACAGAGCTAAACTACACAGACGGTGTAACGTCTAACATCCAAACACAGCTAAACGGCAAAGCCACAAGCGCACAAGGCGCATTAGCTGATTCGGCTGTTCAGCCTGATGACAATGTATCTTTTGGCACTGGTAGTTTCTCTGGAACATTAGAATCTACAGGATATTTTAGTGTGAATGGAACTGTAGGTAACACAGGGTCAGCTACAGACCGTTGGATAGGTGGTGACGGCACGACAGGGACATGGTTTTACAACGTACCTACAGGCTCAAGTCACTATTTTGCTATTAATAATAGTAATAAGTTAGCTATTAACGGTACAGGCGTAGACGTCACAGGCACTATTACGGCTGATGGTTTGACTGTAGATGGTGGTACAGACTCTAATGTTATTTTAGGCGAATCAGGTGGCACAGCGGCTTTATATACATTAAATGACGCAGGCAATGACAATACAAACCTGCGCATCAATGCTGAAAATCTTGATATTTACACAGATGGCGTAAAGGTATTTAGCGCATTAGATGGAGGAGACGTCCACTTCTACGAAGATACTGGCACGACAGCTAAATTCGTATGGGATGCTAGTGCTGAGAGTTTGGGGATAGGCACAACTAGTCCTGCGGCTAATTCTAGATTACACGCTAAAGGCGCATCTTCTTATGATGGTAAGATAATTGCAGATAACTCAAGCGATACTGGTAGTGGTATATTCTCAGTTTACCAGAATGGAACATCAAGAGGGTTTATAGGTACATCAGGTAGTGCGCTAGGCGATACAAGTTCTGATATGGCTATGTTTTCAAATAACGGTATTAGACTATATACTGGAAACAGCACAGAAAAAGCCAGAATAGACAGCTCGGGTAATTTGTTGGTTGGTGGCACAAGTGCCTATGCAGTAAATTCAACTACAATCACATCGAATGGTATGATGTATTCTAGTGTTTCAGGAGGTCATTCTTTAGAGTTAAATAGAAACACAACCGATGGGGATATTGCTAGGTTTAACAAAGACGGCTCAACAGTTGGGTCGATTGGTGCTGAAGGTGGCGACTTAGTTATAGGCACAGGCACTACAGCAGGTCTACAGTTTAACGATGCAACACCTACAATTAGACCTTGGAACATGTCGGCAAACACTAGAACTGACGGTGTGTGTGACTTAGGGTATTCTAACTCACGCTTCAAAGACCTATACCTATCTGGCGGTGTGATTACTTCATCTGATTACCGTCTAAAAGAAGATGTACAGCCAATGCAGTCTTATGCTGATACAATTAAGCAAATGAACCTAGTTAACTTTGCATGGAAAGACTCAGGTAAGCGTGAAGATGGGTTTATTGCACATGAATTACAAGCGTTAGTCCCTAGTGCCGTACGTGGTGATAAGGATGCTATTGATGAAGATGGGAACGAGCAGTATCAAGGGGTAGACCCATTAAAGCTGATGCCTGTGCTAACTAAAGCACTGCAAGAAGCACTAGAACGAATTGAAACTTTGGAGAACAAATAATGATTAACATCGTAAACTTAGAACGCACACAAGACGGTGGCGTAGTTGTAGCGCACTGGACAGCTACAAAGACAGCCGAAGACTTAACAGCTAACACGTACGGAACAAAAAGTTTTACACCTGACCCAGATGCAGTGGGCTTTACAGCCTTTGAAGACTTAACCGAAGAAGTCGTGGTTGGTTGGTTTAACGAGGAGGAAGTTGCACAGATTGAATCAGTCTTAGATGCAGACTTAGCAGCCCAAGCACAACCACAAGTAATTTCAGGCACACCTTGGTAAGGAGATAACATGAGTGAAGATAGACTCAACAGGATTGAACAGAAGCTAGACCGCCTCGTAGACGTTGTTGAGTCTATTGCTC